GAAGAAGATTCTCGAATCCGAATTCGATCTCGACATTTCGAGCGATATGGAAAGGGAGATGAAGCCTAATGAAAAGCCTTACAATCTGCATTAAATCGCATTGTATTTTGAGATAGATTGAAGCGTGATTTGAGTTTGATTACATGGTGAAATCAATTATTAGGTTACCCCTCTGTATGAAATACCATGTATGTTATTAGAATAGGGTAACCTTTGTGCGGGTTTGTACATTATAAGTTATTAAGTTTTACTTGTCTTGCCCAATATTAAAACAGCATCTCCCGTGATGACAATGGCCTGTTGATTTGTAATCGGTTTTAATGGTAAGTGGCCATATTCGTTGATGATGTTTCGTGTTGCTTCCTCAAAAGGAAAACAGTTGAAATGCACAACTGGATAGAAATCTATGATGCCAAGTCCTGTGAAATCATTGAAGTTGGGTGTTAGTGTAAGATAATCATCCATTTTCTTTGCATATTCTATGTTAGGTGAGAGAATTATTGTACCAGCGGATTCTCCAATGTAAAGTTTGCCCATTTCCACTTGTTCCTTAATCAACTTGTCTGTTCCTGTCTTTCTTAATTCTTGGATAAGGAAGAATGTGTTTCCTCCTGAGACATATATACAGTCACAATCATTCAATATTTTTGTAATTTGATTTTTATCGAATTGGGTAATTTCTACTTCCTTTATGGTGAGACCGAGTGTGCGGAGTGCACTCTTCCCGTCTTCTACATATTGGGTATATTCTTCATGAATACTCGCTGTAGGGATAAATGCTACGGTTTTTCCTTTTAATGAAGAGGAAACTGTTTCTGATAAAATTGAAGCTACATCAGCAAAAGATGAGCATAAAAAGATTTTCTTCATTGTTCTGTTTTGTTTTGATGAATATGGTTGTGCCTTTTCGTTCCGCTTGGAGTAAACTGTTTGAACAAAGATAAACGAAAGCACTATCCATAGAATTGTTCTTAACCAAAGTTTCATTCTCTTTCAAATTAGACATTACAAAGATATGAATAATTTTCCTATTTGTTGTTATATTATTTTTAAAATGATAGCATGATAATAGTTGGGATTTGTATTAGGTTAGCAAAGAAGAGAACATACATTATTTTGTTAACTTCTCATCTATAGGCAGCGAGAAACTTTTTGTTAGTTAGTAGATGCTGTTAACCTCATATAGGGAAAAATAATTAGAAAGTAAAATCATGATTATCAATGAATTAACTTTGTGTGTTTTAGCTATTTTAACGTTTTAAGCCAGCTTTTGTTTGCTCATTTGCCTAAAATGTTGTAACTTTGCAGCGATAAATAAATAGGATAGTACATCTTTTATTGTGCTATACTTAGTATCTAACGGAGCTGAGATTATTGGTCGCATTCTTTCTCATACAGACCATAATCGCGAGTATTTCTCTTTTTCTTTTACTCAGGTTCCATAAAATAATAAGTATGAAGAGAGAAAGTAAGATTGTATTGTTAATATTTAGTGTATTGATGTTTATTCCCATGTACTGCTGCGGAGCGGAACAAAAGGAAAATGCGAATGAAATTGATTGGAATCCAGTGATGGAGGCAATCATACAAGTTGAAAGTAAAGGAAATAGTCGGGCTAAGAGCGGCTCTTCTGTAGGTGCAATGCAGATTACTCCGGTTTTGGTGGCAGAATGTAATCAGATACTTAAGAAAAGAAAAAGCAAGAAGAGATTTAAGTTATCTGATCGTTTCAGCGTAGCCAGGTCGAAGGAAATGTTTTTGCTTATCCAATCACATCACAACCCTCTTAATGATATCGAAACGGCAATTCGTTCTTGGAATGGCGGTATTCATTTCAGTATGCGGAAGACGCAGCGATATTTTGAAAAGGTTATGAGTATCTTGAAATAAGTTTTATTTCTATAGAGCCTGATTGCAAATATGGCAATCAGGCTTTTCCTTTTATTGCTTTCTTGCTAATTAATCTTAATATAGTTTTTTATCCGCATCTTTTCATTTATTTTTGTAGTCAAAACAGAATTAAATCATTTTTTGAGTATGACAGGAATTATTATCTTGGTAGTCATTGTGCTACTTGTTATTTGGGGCGTATCTATCTATAACAATCTTGTGAAGTTAAGAAACAATCGTGAAAATGCGTTTGCAAATATTGATGTTCAATTGAAACAGCGCCATGATCTGGTTCCTCAATTGGTTGCAACTGTTAAGGGGTATGCCGATCATGAGAAGGAAGTGTTCATGCGTGTGACGGAAGCTCGTTCAGCTGCGATGAGTGCATCAAGCATTGACGATAAGATTAGTGCCGAGAATGCTTTGACAAGTGCTTTGTCGGGACTAAAAGTTTCTCTGGAGGCTTATCCCGAGTTGAAAGCTAATCAGAATTTCCTTCAGTTGCAGAATGAACTTTCTGACATTGAAAACAAACTGGCTGCCGTACGTCGTTTCTTTAATTCTACGACGCGCGAGTTGAATAATGCCGTTCAAACATTCCCTTCCAATCTCTTTGCCGGCATGTTCGGCTTCAAGAAAGAGACCATGTTTGAAATTCCAACCGAGCAGCGTACAGAGTTTGATAAAGCACCCGAAGTGAAGTTCTGAGACAGATGAGGTATGTAGGAATGCAAACCCAAATCCGGCGCAACAACACGCTTAGTATCCTGTTGCTGCTGATGTTTCCAACCATAATCCTGGGGATGGTATGGGTTTTCCTTGCAGCTTTGAATTATTTTGGTAACGGCTATCCCGATGAGTATGGTGAGATGGTTTATCAACTTGATATCTCTACGGTCAACTACTATTTCGTTACGGCCATTCCATGGGTTGTTGCCGGTGTTCTCATATGGTTTGTTATAGCCTATTTTGGTAATGTGGCCATGGTGCAGCAGGCTACGGGAGCACGGCCGGTGACACGCAAGGAAAATCCTCGCCTATATAATATTGTAGAAAATCTCTGCATGACCTGCAACATGGATATGCCGAAAATCAATGTCGTTGATGATCCTCAGCTCAATGCTTTTGCAAGTGGTATCAATGCCAAGAGCTATACGGTTACGGTTACAACCGGTTTGATGGAGCTCCTTGACGATGATGAACTTGCGGGCGTTCTGGGGCATGAGCTGACGCATATCCGTAATCACGACACCAAACTTCTTATCACAGGCATTATCTTCGTGGGCATAATTTCCACGATTATGTCTATCGTTGTACGCATGATGTATGAAACATTGTGGTATGGAGGTGGTCGCAGACGCAGTAACAGCAAAGAAGGTGGCGGACTGTCTCTGTTGGTTATCCTCCTGATAGGTGTTGTTTGCTGTGCTGTTGCCTATATTTTTACATTGCTTACACGCTTTGCTATTTCGCGTAAACGTGAATACATGGCAGATGCGGGCGGTGCAGAACTTTGCGGAAATCCACTTGCTTTGGCATCTGCTTTACGCAAGATTTCTCATAATCCAGGTCTTGATAACGTGAAACGTGCCGATGTTGCACAGCTGTTTATCATTCAGCCTGATGAGATGAAGCAGGGACTGATGAGTTTTATGGATTCACTTTTCAGTACACATCCGGATACTGAAAAGCGCATTGCCATTCTTGAACAATTCTGATATATGAGATTTTCGATGATTAAATTGATGACTCTTGCTATTATGCAGAGTTGCTCTCTGTCGAGTTTTGGGCAGCAGACTGCTGTCTGGAATACCGAACATTATCGTGAGCGCATGGCTGAGTTTGCAAAAATGCGTAGCATTGACGCTACTGACATTGTTATGTTAGGCAATAGCTTGACAGAGTTTGGAGGTGACTGGAGCAAGCGACTTGGCCTCAAGCATGTGCGCAATCGTGGTATTGCCGGTGATAATGTTGATGGTGTATTGAACCGTTTAGACGCCATTCTTTCCAAGAAGCCGAAAGCTATCTTGTTGATGATAGGTATAAATGACATCAGCCAAGACCAGACCGCAGAGCAGATATTTGAGAAATATCAGCGACTGATTGATAGAATTTGGGCACAAGCTGCCGACACCAAACTCTATGTGCAAAGCGTCTTGCCTATCAACGAATCGTTCGGCCGTTGGAAAACATTAGAAGGAAAAACCGATGTTGTGCCTGTTCTGAATGTTAAGCTGCGACATTATTGCGAGCGTAACCATATCGCGTATATCAATCTGTTCAAGGATTTCATTTATCATGGCACCAATGAAATGCGTCGTCCGCTCACGTCTGACGGTCTCCACCTTACCTCCTTGGGCTATAAGTTGTGGGCTTTTAGAATTAAAAAGGTATTGAATAAGAACTAAAGCTCTCTTTATGTAACTTTGATATTAAATGCTGTTATCTTTGTTATCCCTTGTCTGCTGAAAATAAAAAACGTCTGAAAAGCTTTATAAACTACTTCAGACGTTACTTAGTTGCGGAGGCAAGAGCATATCATTTTTTTTGTCATGCTATAAATATTACCTCCGCATGACCGCATCAGAAGTGAAAGCTTAATTTTTGTGTCCCGTCTTTGTCCGAGTTTCTTAAAATTTAATCTTTACTTAATTTATTGATTGCTACCGACTTTAACGATACTTACAAGCGTTTCGTTCATCTGTTGTAAGTTCTTTATACGTTCGTCTTTTTCTTCAATCAGCATCTTCAAAGCCTTAATTTCTGACTTTAATTCAAGTGTTGCTTGTTCAACAACTATACTCTTTATATCATTATTTTTTCCTTGACTTTGAGGAGTGTTGTCTTGTTCTTTATTTTCTATTTCAAATAGGGATTGAATAGGTACCTGCAAGATATTGCATACCTTGCATATCTTTTCTGCGCCCATTTTTGTAGAAAAGAAACTTTTTAGGTCAACATGCGTGCCAGTTCCTCCGTAATATTCACGCATAAACTGTCTTTCTGACATACCTGAGAGTTTAATCGCCTCTCTGATAAGTTCTAAGCTGATCTGTTTGTACTTCATAACATTAATATTAGTTAAATATCCTCGAATACAAGGAAAAATATCCTCAAACTCTTGGAATTATGATTTAATTAATATAGATTTGCACACAAAATTAATATAAAGAATTTATAAATACAAGCAATTATGAGCAAAAAAGGCATCTTAAACCCTCAGGATTTCTACAGGGGGCTTAACAGAAAAGAAAAGGGAAAGTTTCTTCTGTATCTCTCACAGAGATTTAGCTATCCAAGTTCGACTATCTCAGCTAAGTTGCGCGAAAATCCTATATCGGAATTGCGCAAGGATGAGTATGAGAATATCGTGGCTACAATAGAGAGCGGAATATGGAAGGATTAGAATTCAGAACTGCAGCAGATGGTTGTGTTTATTACTCGCTTGCAAATTCACAAGAAAAACGTTTGACGAAGTTTTCTTGCGATATTGTAAACTATGTAATTGAACTTGTTAGGCTTCGCTTTCCTAAGACATTAAAGCGTCTGCAGAGTTTGTATGAGGACAGTGATCCGAGCGAGCGCAATTTCAACATTGCAGACCGCTTTATACGATGCAATTTCGGTGCTGACGATAGGTTGTCCTCTGACATTATAGATGATTGCCTTAACTTCGAGGAGGTTAAGTGTCCTCTTCGAGGTAAATTCTGCAAAGATGAGGGACTTATTTGTAAACCTAAGGGTTCGGTTGAGTTGTCGCAAGTTGAGAGGAATGTAGCAAAACTATATGTCGAGGGGTACACTTTTAAGGAAATTGCAGCTATCTTGAAGAAAAACCCGAGCACTGTTAAAACCCAACTTTGGAATATCAAAAACAAATTGGGTGTAAAGAACTGCAGAGGAATTATTAAAGTCATAAGGAGTAAAAATTTGCAATAAAATCGTTATGAAATTGAATATTCAGTTAGAGTGCAATTGTACAAAAGATAATATAACAAATATCTTCAAGATTTTAGATGAAGAGATACAACCTTTTTCCCTCGCTATCTCTAAGATGCACGGCAACAAGTGCTCCTGTACATTAAAATGTGAGCTTAAGAATATGGCGCACTTTATGAAGATTTTATATGACAATTGCATCAAAGAAACAGCAAAATAGAGTATGTGAAGGATGTGAGTACACAAGGAATTGTATAAATGGCCTTTTCTGCACGAAACTAAAAATTTACGTTGAATATAAAAACAAAAAAGAATGTACACTGTTAAACAATTCGAAATAGCTAAGCCTGCAAATGTTGTTTATTCAAATTTTAGACTTAAAGATCATAATGTCCTTTACGCTTTAGGATATACGTTCAAGGCTGGCAAAGTAGGTAAGAGCTCTATTTTTTGGAATGATAAGGGCGAAGCTTTTAGTCGCGACATGACAATGAAATTTCAATCTATCAAGCTGAAATCCTTGAACAAGGAGACTAAATCGCTGCAACTTTATAGAATAGGAGGCTTCTTATATATGCGTGACGCGAAGTTTGATTTGATTTTTTAAGTATTGGTTGAAAGAGTAATTTTGCACTTATAATATTTTTACTATGATAAGTAAACTAACAATCGATAGAGTATTTAATCGAGTCAACATCGTTGATGTCGTATCAGACTATGTTGATTTGAAGAAGTCTGGTGTTAACTACAAAGGATTATGCCCATTTCATCATGATCATACGCCAAGCTTCGTTGTATCTCCTGCAAAAGGGATTGCACATTGTTTCGTATGCGGGGGTGGCGGTAATGCCGTCAAATTCGTGATGCAAAAGGAGGGTTATACTTTTCCGGAGGCAATTTGCAAACTTGCAAAGAAGTATAATATCGAAGTAGAAGAAGACACAGAAAAGAGGTCAGATGAAGAACTTCGTGTGATGCAAAAGCGCGAGTCTATGTTTATCATCTACGAAGCTGTTACACAATTCTATCGTGAGCAAATCAAGAAAGATACCGCACAGGCTAAGGCTGCACGTGAGTATGTTGAGCGTCGTTGGAATTCTCGGGTTGTTGTTGATGATAAAAAGAAGAAAAAGACCTTTGATGATGAAGACAGGGACTTTTCTGAAATCAAGCAAATTGGATATGCACCTGATGCGTGGGATGCGCTTGTAAATTTTGCACGTGCTAAAGGCTATGATCTCAAGCTTATGGAGGAAGCGGGATTGATTAAAGTTTCCTCAAAGGGCAATCTTATCGACTTCTATCGTAATAGGATCATGATACCTATTACTGACAAATATGGCCGTGTTATAGCCTTTACCGCTCGCACTATGCAGGATGATGCTGATACTGCAAAGTACATCAATAACAAAGACTCTTTCATGTATTCAAAAGGGTCAACACTGTTCGGACTTGATATTGCTCGTAACGAGGCTATTCAACAAAACAAGGTGTATTGCGTCGAGGGGGCACCTGATGCAATGAAACTGCAATCTCTACGTATTGAAAATACTGTTGCAGCCCTGGGTACAGCATGGACTAAAGCGCACTTTCAAGTACTTCGCAGACTTTTCGGTAAGAGTAATTCAAATGCAACGGTTTGCTGGATACCTGACTCTGATCAGAAAGCAGGGCAGAGTTTAGGGCCTGGCTTCCTGGCCGTGATGAAAAACGGCAAGTTGGCTATGGAGGAGGGGTTCCGCGTCACTGTCAAGGAAATTCCGCAGGAAAAAGTAGGCATGAAGGCTGATGCTGATAGTTATATATCTTCTAAGGCTGTGCTCGATGATTTAGAAGAGCAAGATTTCCCTATTTGGTATGCAGAAAAGGTGCTTAAAAAGGATGACAATACTTCTGAAAGAACAGATAAAATCAAGGAGGTTTGTGCTATTGTTATCCTAATTTCTGACGAATATACACAGAATGCTTTCATTGAGAAGTTAGCGAATAAATTCGGAGGCAAGAACCTTTGGCGCAGCGCACAAAAGCAGGCTATTAAAGACCGTGAGCGTGCGAAGATTGAAGCAATTTCAAAGCGTGGCGATGCACTTGATATCCTGAAAAACTATGGCTTTTATCAAGAAAACAACTGCATATTCTCTAATAATGGCGTGCAGTGGAGCAATTTTATCATGAAACCACTTTTTCACATTAAAGACCCTTACAATTCAAAGCGTCTTTATAAACTTACGAATGTAAATAGAGAGGAGGTTCTTATCGAAATGAAAGAAGCTGAAATGTACTCCTTGCAGAATTTCCGTGAGCGTGTTGGCTCAATGGGAAATTTTAGGTGGAAGAGTGGGCCAGCAGAACTTAATGCGCTCGGTGACTTCCTCTATGATAACACAGAAACTGCAGAAGAAATCAAACAGTTAGGTTGGAATAAAGCTGGCTTTTTCGTATGGGGAAATGGCATCTTTAATGAGGGTAAATTCGTAGCTGTAGATGATTATGGCATCTGCAGGCTTGACAGATACAATGAAGAGGGACAGCTTGCCGGCACAGTGAATTACTATCTTCCTGCAATGTCAAAGATATATTCTGATAGAAAGGATATGTTCAAATTTGAGAGGCTTTTTTCTAATCGCGAAAATCATTCAAGCGTGACATTACCGAACTACTGTAAGATGATGGCTGAAGTTTTCGGTACGAATGCAAAGGTGGGTATCATGTTTCTTTTTGCAACGCTCTTCAGGGATATTGTTGTAAGCTTCACAAAGAACTTTCCTATTTTGAACCTTTTTGGTCCAAAAGGCTCGGGAAAGTCTGAACTCGGGCACACATTAATGAGTTTCTTCATTGCTGACAATACACCGCTGAATATTCAGAATGCGACGATAGCTGCTTTAGCAGATGCAATTGCACAGTGCAGCAATGCACTCGTGCACATTGATGAGTATAAGAATTGCATTGATCCTGTCAAAATTGAATTTCTGAAAGGTCTGTACGACGGTACTGGACGCAGTCGTATGAACATGGACCTCGATAAGAAGCGTGAGATTACTTCTGTAGACTCTGCTGTTATCCTTTCAGGGCAGGAAATGCCTACTGTCGACGTTGCCTTGTTCAGTCGTACGATTTACCTTACTTTCTCGCAGACGGTACATGATCGTGATGCAAAGGTGAAATTCAACGAACTGACAGCTATTCGAAAAATGGGAGTTAGTCATCTTACAAATGAAATTCTTTCTCATCGTCCGGAGTTCGAGAACGCTTTTCATGATACTTACAAATTAGTTTGTGATGACCTTTCACTCGGTATTCAAGGTAACGAAGTCGAAGACCGTATTTGGCGAGATTGGGCTGTATTGCTCACTTCTTATAAGTGTCTTCAATCTTGTATGTCGCTGCCTTGGACTTATGATGAAATGAAGAATATTTCAATTGAAGGTATTCGCCTGCAAAACCAGGAATGCGCTTCATCGAACGAAATGGGTAACTTCTGGGATATATTCCAATATATGAGTCAAAGCGGTATGATTTACGATGAGGGCGATTATAAAATTAAATATCTTGATGCTATTTCTACAAATATTATTGATAATCGGCTTTTCAACAAGAAAACAGCTGTACTTCTCATTCGCCCAAAACGCATTATTCTTCAGTTCAAAAAGGCTGCAAAGATGACAGACTCAAAAGCGATGAATGAGCGTAGTATCAGGTTCTACCTGCAGACATCTCCGGGCTATTTAGGTAAGAAGAAAGGATCTGAACGCTTTAAGGTCATCATTGACGGTGAGGTGCAGAAGCAGTATGCATGTGGTGAGAATGGAGGAAGTCGTGAACTTGTGCAATTCGACAACCCTTTGTGTTTCGATTACGAACTACTGAAGAGTAAGTTTGATTTGAACTTAGAAACTTCGCTGTCAAATGGTGATAGTGACGAGGAAGATATGAATGAGGGAGCGCTGCCTTTCCCTCCAGCTAACTGATAAGAAATAATTAAAATAAAAGTAATATGAACAGAGAATTTTTATTCAGAGGTCAGCCCACTGGGAAGGGCGGAATATGGATGGTAGGCATTGGGGCATACAAGACACATACAGCAGAACATCTTGTGTTAAACGCCAAAGGTGATTGCGTGGAGGTCGTGCATCTATGTCAGTACACGGGATTTAAAGATAAGTACAGAAAGAAAATATTTGAGGGAGATATTGTGGAATTTGCAAATTTAGATATACCAAATATGGTTGTTCGGTTTGACAACGGCTCGTTTATGCTTTGTGAGGACGAATACAGCACATATGAAGAGTTAAGAATGAATTATACAGTAGAGGTGGTGGGCAACATTTATGAACACCCAGAATTAATGGAGTAAAGCGTATGAAGACAAAAGAGTTAAGAGAACAGTTTTGCAAGAGACATGGTATTGCTTATACGGAAGATACAGATGGGGTCTTTTGCAATCTTAGGAATTATACTTTTGAAGAAATCTGTGAATTAATTGGCGTATGAAGAAAATAATGTTTAATGATATGTACAAGCTGACACAAGCTGTGCTTGACGGTACAAAGACTATGACACGGCGGTTACTGAAAGAGGGAACACCGCTTGGTACTTGGAAAGAAACAAAGAAACATTTACCTTACAAGGTTGGTGATGTTTTGGCAATAGCACAAAGCTACAAAGCTATCTCTGGTGAATTAGAGCAGAAGTACGGAAACGCTAAAGCTAAAGAGTGGTGGTGCAATGCTTTGGATAGTGTTGGTGGTGGTCTTGATACTTCGGTAGGATATAGAAACAAAATGTTTGTAAGAGCTGACTTTATGATACATCATATCAAATTTATTAACGTAAGATTAGAACGCCTACAGGATATCTCAGACGAAGAGTGCCTACGTGAGGGTATTAAGCAAGTAAATTTTATACACTATGCTTTTGAAAATTCTTCGCTCCTATATCTATATCCACGCGAAGCATTTGCAGAACTTATTGATAAAGTGTGTGGTAAAGGTACATGGGAGAGTAATCCGGGGGTGGCTGCGTATAGTTTTGAAAGAGTAGATTAAAATATGAATAAAAATAATGTGACAATACTTGATGCCTGCTGTGGAGGTAAGATGTTCTACTTCAATAAGAACGATGAACGAGTGTTATTTCAAGATGTTAGAAACTTTGAAACAACTCTTTGCGATGGTAGAACTTTTTCGGTTCATCCCGACATACAGGCAAGTTTTACAAACATGCCCTATCCCGACAGTAGCTTTTCTATGGTCATATTCGACCCTCCGCATCTACTTCGTAATGTAGGGAAATCAAAATTTGCAGATATATATGGAAGTGTTAATCCCAAAGCCTCTCCGACAGGTTATCAACAAATAAAATATGGGGCATTACAAAATAAGGGCTGGCAAAAAATGCTAAAAGAGGGCTTTGCCGAATGTTTCCGTGTTCTGAAGCCAGGTGGCTTCCTTATATTCAAATGGAATGAGACCGACATCAAAGTTTCAGAAATATTGAAACTTACTCCCGAGAGGCCTGTTTTTGGGCATATCTCCGGCAAACGTGCAAACACGCATTGGATTTGTTTCATGAAAGAAAATTACAATAAATAAAACAGTAAATTATGAAAAAGAAACTTATTATTTCAATCAGCCTATTAGCAATTTTAGCAGGCTGTAACCCTAAGCCTTTCAAAGGTTTTTTAGTGTGCAAGGAATTTATTCCAGGACATATGGATGATAAACATGTACAATCAGTGCAGGAGGCGTATGTGTACGTTCCTATTGTTCACCCAAGAAGACATGAGCCCGAATATATCCCGTCAGAGTGGCATTTTTACGTTGCAAACAAATACGGAGTAAGAGATTTCAAAGTTGATAGTCTTACCTATTTACGGCATAAGGTAGGAGAAAGAATTGTCATGAATTTGAAATAAAGAATACATAGCAAAGACTTATCAAAAAAAATAGAGAGCTTAAATTTTCTACATACTTTTAAACGTTATTAATTAAGATTATCGGGAGGGCTGCGTTGTGAAACGCGGTCCTCTTTTTTCGTGTGTGTGTATTTCATTTTCTCGCTGAAAAAAGAACGAATTACACACGTCACACACACTCACACACACACTGATTATCAATGAGTTATAAAGCCCACAATTACACACATCTTACACACAATTACACACACAAGCCCTGTTTTTATAGCAATTTTACTCCTTTTACACACAAAAATAGAGATTACACACATTTACCAATGATTAGCAAAGCTGTAACTTGTTGAATATCAATTATATATAAAATTGTGTGTAGGTGTGTGTGCTGTGTGTAGCAAAAAACTATATCCTTGTATATAAAGTCGTTTTTCCTTTTGTTCAAGGAATAGTGGCTTTGTATGTGTGTAAATCTCTGCTTTTTTTACTATCTTTGCGACAATAAATATTCTGATTATGAGCGAATTCAACGTTTACATTAAACTTAAACCTTTTGTACAGCAGTTCATCCAGCATGATTTCGGTACTCCTGCTGTTTTCCCCGACAAAGGTCCTGAGAATTCTACCATTCATCATTTTGTCATGCGTCGCCCTGAAGATAAGGCCCCTGATGTTGAAGAGGACGGACTTACACCTATTTCTATTCCTGACTCCTGCACAAAGCCAGCACGCTATTACAACTTTTTGACTCCGCGCGGGAAAAAGGCTGTTGCGGAATGCTGCGAGTATCTTTTCAAACGCGCGTTGTGGAAAGAACTCGGAGATATGAGTGATATAGGGTGTAATATGATGACGGCTATTTATGCGTGGTGTGAGCAGCATGGTATCTCTATTGATTATGCAGATACAATTCGTCAGCGCTGGTATCGATTGCGAAATGCATATATCAAGAATAATATAGATCTGACCGAAAAAAATAGACATGAAAGTAATTTTTAATTTTTTAACAATAAAATAAATCTACGTTATACTGCTTTTTTTTCGCGCGCGAACGTTTGCAACGAACGCATACATGAACGTACTTTTTCAAACAAACACAAACAGATATGAAATTAAACACAATTATTCGCATTACGTTGATACCTGTTAAAAATATAACTGAGTATCGTCGGGTTGACAGCAATCATGTTGCTTTAACTCTTAAGACAAATATTGAACCTTTGTCACATCTCAAAACTCCCTCCTTTTTATCTATATCTTCTAAAGTTGAAGAGGGGTGCGTTACTTTCGCTTCAAAGCTTGTTTTTTCAACCTTATGTGATATTGACTGCACACAGAGATATATTGCCTTGTGCGAAACTTCTGCAGGTGAATGTATTGCTGTTGGTACAGATACGCGTCCTTATTCTGTTATTACTCGTGTCGAAAATCATCCTGATAGCCCCTCAGATAGTCAACTGAACACCTATACTCTAACGTACTCATCCGTCAACAAACCGCCTTTCGTTAAAATTTAGGTACTTTTATTCATATATCCTATAATATACCTTTGTGTCAAATAATTTAGAATATGGAATATAAATTCATTATTTCTGGACAGATAGGTGTAGCATTCGATTGGTGGACTGGTCAGCGAGGCACGACCGCTAAAATGGTACGTGACTTCCTGAATGAACACCAAGACGAAGAAGTAGATATCGCAGTTTCTTCACCTGGCGGTTATGTAGACGCTGGTCTTGAAATCTATCAGATGATTAAGGATCACGGTAAAGTGAATATTCACATTCTTGGTATGACCGCAAGCGCAGCTACTTTCTTGACTATGGGCGCAAAATCTGTTGATATGGTCGACGGTTCTTTGATGCTCATTCATAATGCTTCGACGGCTGTGAGGGAATGGCAGTCTGCGAATAAGGAGCAGCTTGATGCGCTGATAGCAAAATATCAAAAGGAGCGTGACGATTTGAACACGATAGATAAGGTTATCGCTTCTCTCTATGCTAAGAAAAACGGCAAGTCGGTCGAGGACTGCATGGCTAAGATGCAAAAGGCGGCATGGCTTTCTCCTTCAGATGCACTTGAATTCGGTCTGATAGATAAAATTCGTGAAGATGACGATGCTGCACGCAAAGCTAATTCTATCCGCAACCATTTTAATAACAATATATTTCAAGAATTTGGTCTACCTCCTTTCCCTACAGCTACTGCTGATGAGGTCGTTGATGAGAAAGGAAATCCAACTAAATCGTTTATCCAAAAGTCGGTGGAGGCGGTTAAGGCTATGTTCTCTAACAATCCCGCTAATTCTGTAAAAAACATGATTAAAATTTTCAAAAACGTCATGGACTTGCTGAATGTGAAAGACGGCTTCTCGCCTGCAGAAGACGGTTCTATCAATCTCACGCAGGACCAGATTAAGACAGTCGATGACCGTCTTGGAACTTTGCAGAAAGACCTTGATGCTGCCAACACAGCTAAGGACGATTTGCAAAAGCAGTTGGATAAGGCGAATGCCGACCTCGCTGCAGCGAATGAAAAGTTATCTAATCTTTCTAAAGCTCCTGGTGAAGAAACGAAGAACAAAACTTCTGACACTGAGGAAGAGGAAGATGAACTGAGTTTTGTCAACAAAGCTCGTGAAATGTTTAACACCGTAAAAGATCTCTAAACATGGCAAAAGTAACTATTACTCCTGAAGCACTTGCTAAGAGTGCTGCTTCTTTCCGTCGCGAAATTCTGATGATGCCAGTCTTTTCACTCGGTGAATTCTTGAAGCATGTTACCGTGCGTACGGGTATTCGCTATTCGGAGACCGTTGGCGAATTGACCGGTGACATGCAAATTGGTCCTTACGACCAGAATAGAGAGGATGACGAGGATGTAAGCATCGTTGCACGTACGCTTTACACCTATTTCGGTAGCGTAGTAAAGAACTTCTCTCCCAACTCTGTATATCAGTCAATCTACGGTTCTGCACTCACTAAGGGTGAGGGGTTGAAGACAACTGATATCACAAGAACTGTGCTGAACTATCTCTCCTCTAAGGTCGGACAAAACTTGTATAAGAGTGTTTGGAAGGCTAAGCGCTCAGATACAGGTACTAAGACGATAGAGCTTTTCAACGGCTTTGATACCATTACCGCTGATGAAATCACGGCTGGTAACATCGCAGCAGGTAAGGGTAATTTCCTGCAGCTTGATGTCACAAAGATTGACGCGACGAATGCGGTCGACATTTTGAAGAAGATTTGGCGTGCTGCAGATGACCATTTGCGTGATCAGCAATGTAAGCTTTTCGTTCCGCCTTCAGTGCTCGACGCTTACAACGATGACTACAAGACTGTAACGGGCGCTATCCCTTACAACTTGCAGTATAAACAGACTTTCGTCGAGGGTTCTGAAAATCGTTGCGAAATCGTTGCGCTTGCTAACAAGAGCGGTTCTGACTTCATTCATCTGACTACAAAGAACAACATGCTGGTTGGTCTCAATCAAATGGGTGAGGATGAAACTGTTGCTGTTGAAAAGCATAAGGCATTCGTGCTGCAGTTCATCATGACAATGTTCTTCGGTTGTCAGTTCGAGTCTATTAGCCCCGAGCGCTTGCTTGTTGCTAAGTACAAGGCTTAATATTTAATCTCTAAATTCTAAAGATATGGCTAAAAGTTGTACAGATATGGCCGACATCTATAAGAGTGTCGAGCATTGTCAAGGTCAGGTGTCTATGCCTGGCGCAATTGAAAAGGCTTATTTCATCAAAAAGGCTAAGATAAGAAAGTGGCCGAAGCTTCCATTTGCTGAAGCAACAGACATAGATAAGGTTGCTGTTTATGACGGCGACTTCGCCCTCGCTGCTGATGCAAAGTTTCACCGCATTGACCTCATGCCTAACGAAATGGAGCCTGAAAGTGAGCAGGTTGGGGCGTATGGCTCATACCACTTCAACAACAAGGCAACCTTGCCTATTCCTGGTACCGCTGAAAAAGCTACAGGTACTATCGCTATGATGAATAACGATGATGTTATCATTGTTATTTTCCAGCGTGACGGCAAGGCACGCATCATTGGTGATCCAGGTTTTCATACTAATGTGAAGCCCGCACAGAAGTGGGGTAAGAGCTCAAATGATGCTAACCAAACGAGCATAGAGGCTTCTTGTGAGAGCCTTGTTCCGTTACCTTTCTATCCTGGTAAGCTGGTTACTGATGACGGCGAAATTAGCGGTGCTACAGGTCAGTTGATTTCTCCTGCAGCTGCTGGTGTTCCTGGTGGTTAAACTTCTCTGTTTTATAACATAACTTCTGTTTCAAGGCACGGCCGGCGTTTGCCGTCGTGCCTTCTTTATTAAACATCTAAAATTATGAATGTAGATCCAAAATTTACAAAAGAAATTCAGGATTGGTTAAATCAAGAACCTCTCCCCGTGAATTCTGCTTCTGCAGGTGCTTCTTTGCTCTTGCGTATAGCGCCTCGTAATCAGGCTTATGCTCGTTATCTTTCAATGTCG